TCAAAATAAAACCATTATGATATTTCAATTTTGTCCCACTCCCGCCCGCGACTGTCCCTGTAACGCGCCGCCATTGAATCTGATTTATGCCCGAGAAGACGTTGAGCAAACTTATCGCCAATCTGATTCCGGTATAGCCTCGCCGACAGGCTGCGCAGTTCATGGAATGTTGGCGGGTCTCCATCAAATGAGAGTCCAGATGCATTTCTCGCCTTTGTAAAATACTTAGATACTGTTTTCGGGGAAAGCGGTTCGTGATGCGTTGATGCAATTATTGTTTCACTGCCGCTGGCCTCCCTGCATTTCTGTAGTGTATCAGCCAATGAGATATTGAGCGCGTCAATCGTTAGCGTCAGCGGAATGGCGAGCTTAGCCCCTGTTTTACCCTGCTCAATGTGAAGATGGTTGTCGTTTATGTCTGACCATTTCATTCTGCATAAATCGCCTACTCTCTGCCCTGTAACGACAGCCAAATCCATTGCCAGCCTCAGCCAGATTGGGAGCGGTTCGGCTGCATGGTAAATCGCGACATATTCATTAGCTGTCAGTCTTGAACGCCTTACTTCTGATTTTGCTGTGCGGGTTGCTGTTACCGGATTCGTAGCCACATGCCCCTCGGCTATTGCCTCACGAAAAACGTCAACAAGGGTTGACCTGATTAATTTTGCGGAAGCCGCTTTACCTTCTGCTACGTAGGTGTTTAGCATTGCTGCCACCTCTTTCGTTGATATGTCAGCGAGCGGTTTGTCCGGCAATTTTCTTCGGATTGCCCTGATTTTGCTGGCGTAGTCGAGTAGAGTTTTCGGCCTGATACCCCTCTCGCTGAGGATTGTTTCATATCGGTCAAGCCACGCATGAAGAGTGATTGCGTCAGCGCCTTTAATTCTGTCTATCAGTGACTCACGCCTGTTCCCGGATAGCAACTCAATATTGGCCTGTATTGCTTCAGTGATTGCTATCCTCCTGTCTCGGCCTAATCCGAACTCTTTACCCGTCCTTGGGTCCCTGTAGCAGTAATATCCATTGTTTCTTATATAAAGGTTAGGGGGTAAATCCCGGCGCTCATGACTTCGCCTTCTTCCCATTTCTGATCCTCTTCAAAAGGCTACTTGTTACTGGTCGATTTAAGTCAACCTTTACCGCTGATTCGTGGAACAGATACTCTCTTCCATCCTTAACCGGAGGAGGGAATATCCTGCATTCGCGCACCCATCGACGAACTGTTTCAAGGCTTCTTGGGCGTCGCTGGCGTGCATTCCACTCCTGAAGTGTCAAGTACATCGCAAAGTCTCCGCAATTACACGCAAGAAAAGCCGCATTGATGCGGCAATGGTAGGTCTGGATATCTTGAGAAATGAACAGGCCTCATTGAGTGTGAGGCTGTGGTTAGTCCTTGCGTAGCTCGCTAATTCTTCTGTAAGTCTCTGGTGCTTTGTTTCCGTGTATCTTCATTTCAGACTTCAACAGAGCGACGAGGGAATCCCATTCGTTGAGGATGCCTTTGAATGCCGGAACGCGCTTTGCAACCTTGTCGAATGAATCTCTGATTTCTGGAATCTGCTCAACAAGTGCAACGCATCGCCGGAAGTCTGCTGCGTCATGTGGAGCGCCGAAGTGATGACCATAGATATTCTTTTTCAGTCCACATGCGATTGAGGCAAGAGTTGCGCTACTGATGCCAACATCGCCAGTCGATTGCCATTTCAAAACCTTCATAGCCAAATCTGACATTTCTTGTCTCCATAAAACAAAACCCGCCGTAGCGAGTTCAGATAAAAGAAATCCCCGCGAGTGCGAGGATTGTTATTCATTGCCGATATTCACCTTTATCGCGAACACCTTTACCGGTTTATCTCCTTTGCATGGCGCGTAATTTTTTCAGATGGTTCTCCTGCTCTGTTTCAGCCAGAATTTGTCGGTATTCCTGGTGATCGATCCGTTCAAACAGTTCATTAAAATCGTTTATTTTTACCGACTGTGTTCGCCCATCCATTCTTCTGTACAACACAGTGTTGTTTATGCAGCGAAGAATTTTTATCGGGTAGCCGGCGCTATCGGTGTATATCTGACCACGTTGAATCCGAGCGAACATTCCTTTATCCCCAGCGGAAAAGCGAATACAGAATAAATGCCACCGCGATTGCAACTCCTACAGCGGTGAATGCTTCAGGCCAATTCATCATTCACTCCCTGCGGCGGTTCTGGTAGCAGCATCCAGTACAAGGCGTTCCCTAACCACGATAAAGTGCCGTCGCTCAACTCCACGTATTCCTCTTGTACCTGTCCTGCCATATACTCACCGTGCTTTGAATAAATTAAAATCCAATCATCTTGAGCGGGCATTCGCTCACTACAGCTTATCCAACCACCCGGACTTACCGGAGAGTTGCCAGTCTTACGCATGGCAATCTCCACGATTTCAACCATATCTCCTGGCAGAATTTTACAAAGCTGGCCAAAGCGCCTCTGCTGCCTGGCATACTCGAGGATGTGCTCCAGTTTGGTTCGATTAATCATGATTTATCTCCCTTAAGCATGGCTGCACGGCAGGCGTTCCAGCCTCTCACCTCTGCAATAGCTGCAACAGCATCAACTGTGTACATGCTAAGAGGGTTAGGCATTGGTTTTTCTTCCGGTACTACTGGCGATGGCTGTTTGGCTTCTAAATCAGCAATTCTGTCAACTACGGCATCGACAGCATCTGAAAAACTGAAACAGTTACTCCACTCAGGCCTATCCCCGGTTGTTGCGAAGTACATATCAGCTAAAGCAGACTCAGCATGGTCACGCTCGTTAATGAGTTGCTCTTCGCTTTTCTCCAGTTCAGCAATACGTTTACTCCCATCCGAGATAACACCTTCGTAATACTCACGCTGCTCGTTGAGTTTTGATTTTGCTTCCTCAAGCTCAACACGCAGCTTCCCTACCGTTAGCGCAATTTCCTCGTTCTCCTGGTCGCGGCGTTTGATGTATTGCTGGTTTCTTTCCCGTTCATCCAGCAGTGCCAGCACAATCGATGGTGTTACCAGCTCATGGAAAAGGTCCGCATCAAATCCCCAGTCGTCATGCATTGCCTGCTCTGCCGCTTCACGCAGTGCCTGAGAGTTAATTTCGCTCACTTCGAACCTCTCTGTTTACTGATAAGCTCCAGATCCTCTTGGCAACTTGCACAAGTCCGACAACCCTGAACGGCCAGACGTCTTAGTTCATCTATCGGATCGCCACACTCACAACAATGAGTGGCAGATATAGCCTGGTGGTTCAGGCGGTGCATTTTTATTGCTGTGTTGCGCTGTAATTCTTCAATTTCTGATGCTGAATCAATGATGTCTGCCATCTTCCATTAATCCCTGAATTGTTGGTTAATACGCTTGAGGGTGAATGCGAACAATAAAAAAGGAGCCTGTAGCTCCCTGATGATTTTGCTTTTCATGTTCATCGCTCCTTAAAGACGCCGTTTAACATGCCGATCGCCAGACTTAAATGAGTCGGTGTGAATCCCATTAGCGTTACCGTTTCGCGGTGCTTCTTCAGTACGCTACGGCAAATGTCATCGACGTTTTTATCCGGAAACTGCTGTCTGGCTTTTTTGATTTCAGAATTAGCCTGACGGGCAATGCTGCGAAGGGCGTTTTCCTGCTGAGGTGTCATTGAACAAGTCCCATGTCGGCAAGCATAAGCACACAGAATATGAAGCCTGCTGCCAGAAAAATGCATTCTGTTGTTGTCATGCCGGGTCTCTCTCGTTTGCTTCTGCTTTCGCCGCCATCATTTCCAGCTTTTGTGAAAGGGATGTGGCTAACGTATGAAATTCTTCGTCTGTTTCTACTGGTATTGGCACAAACCTGACTCCAATTTGAGCGAGGCTATGTGCCATCCCGATACTCGTTCTTAATTCAACAGGAGATGCTTTGTGCATACAGCCCCTCGTTTATTATTTATCTCTTCAGCCAGCCGCTGTGCTTTCAGTGGATTTCGGATAACAGAAAGGCCGGGAAATACCCAGCCTCGCTTTGTAACGGAGTAGACGAAAGTGATCGTGCCTACCCGGATATTATCGTGAGGATGCTTCATTACCATTGCTCCCCATATACAAAACCAATTTCAGCCAGTGCCTCGTCCATTTTTTCGATGAACTCCGGCACCATCTCGTCAAAACTCGCCATGTACTTTTCATTCCGCTCAATCACGACATAATGCAGGCCTTCACGCTTCATGCGCGGGTCATAGTTGGCAAAGTACCAGGCATCTTTTCGTGTCACCCACATGCTGTACTGCACCTGGGCCATGTAAGCCGATTTTATGGCCTCGAAACCACCGAGCCGGAACTTCATGAAATCCCGGGAGGTAAACGGGCATTTCAGCTCAAGGCCGTTGCCGTCACTGCATAAACCATCGGGAGAGCAGGCGGTGCGCATACTTTCGTCGCGATAGATGATCGGGGATTCAGTAACATTCACGCCGGAAGTGAACTCAAAGAGGGTTCTGGCGTCGTTCTCGTACTGTTTTCCCCAGGCCAGAGCCTTAGCGTTAACTTCCGGAGCCACACCGGTGCAAACCTCAGCCAGCAGGGTGTGGAAGTAGGACATTTTCATGTCAGGCCACTTCTTTCCTGATCGGGGTTTTGCTATTACGTTGTGAATTTCTGAAGCTGTGATGACGCCGAGCCGTAATTTGTGCCACGCATCATCTCCCTGTTCGACAGCTCTCACGTCGATCCCAGTACGCTGCAGGATAATGTCCGGTGTCATGCTGCCACCTTCTGTTCAGTGGCTTTTTGTTTCAGGAATCCAAGAGCTTTTACTGCTTCGGCCTGTGTCAGTTCTGACGATGCACGAATGTCGCGGCGAAATATCTGGGAACAGAGCGGCAATAAGTCGTCATCCCATGTTTTATCCAGGGCGATCAGCAGAGTGTTAATTTCCTGCATGGTTTCATCGTTAACCGGAGTGATGTCGCGTTCCGGCTGACGTTCTGCAGTGTATGCGGTATTTTCGACAATGCGCTCGGCTTCATCCTTGTCATAGATACCAGCAAATCCGAAGGCGAGACGGGCACACTGAATCATGGCTTTATGACGTAACATCCGTTTGGGATGCGACTGCCACGGCCCCGTGATTTCTCTGCCTTCGCGGGTTTTGAATGGTTCGCGGCGGCATTCATCCATCCACTCGGTAACGCAGATCGGATGATTACGGTCCTTGCGGTAAATCCGGCATGTGCAGGATTCATTGTCCTGCTCAAAGTCCATGCCATCAAACTGCTGGTTTTCGTTGATGATGCGGGACCAGCCATCAACGCCCACCACCGGAACGATGCCGTTCTGCTTATCAGGGAAGGCGTAAATTTCTTTCGTCCACGGATTAAGGCCGTACTGGTTGGCGACGATCAGCAATGCGATGAACTGCGCATCGCTGGCATCACCTTTAAATGCCGTCTGGCGAAGAGTGGTGATCAGTTCCTGTGGGTCGACAGAATCCATGCCGACACGTTCAGCCAGCTTCCCAGCCAGCGTTGCGAGTGCTGTACTCATCCGTTTTATACCTCTGAATCAATATCAACCTGGTGGTGAGCAATGGTTTCAACCATGTACCGGATGTGTTCTGCCATGCGTTCCTGAAACTCAACATCGTCATCAAACGCACGGGTAATGGCTTTTTTGCTGGCCCCGTGGCGTTGCAAATGATCGATGCATAGCGATTCAAACAGGTGCTGGGGCAGGCCTTTTTCCATGTCGTCTGCCAGTTCTGCCTCTTTCTCTTCACGGGCGATCTGCTGGTAGTGACGCGCCCAGCTCTGAGCCTCAAGACGATCCTGAATGTAATAAGCGTTCATGGCTGAACTCCTGAAAATGGCTGTGAAAATATCGCCCGCGAAATGCCAGGCTGATTAGGAAAACAGGAAAGGGGGGTAGTGAATGCTTTTGCTTGATCTCAGTTTCTGTATTAATATCCATTTTTTATAAGCGTCGACGGCCTCACGAAACATCTTTTCATCGCCAATAAAAGTGGCGATAGTGAATTTAGTCTGGATAGCCATAATTGTTTGATCCATTTTTCGGGACTCCTGGCTGATTAAGTATGTCGATAAGGCGTTTCCATCCGTCACGTAATTTACGGGTAATTCGTTCAAGTAAAGATTCGGAAGGGCAGCCAGCAACAGGCCACCCTGCAATGGCATATTGCATGGTGTGCTCCTTATTTATACATAACGAAAAACGCCTCGAGTGAAGCGTAATTGGTATGCGGTAACGCCGCGCTCAGGCGGCTTTGATAGTCATATCATCTGGATCAAATATTCCTGATGTATCGATATCGGTAATTCTTATTCCTTCGCTACCATCCATTGGAGGCCATCCTTCCTGACCATTTCCATCATTCCAGTCGAACTCACACACAACACCATATGCATTTAAGTCGCTTGAAATTGCTATAAGCAGAGCATGTTGCGCCAGCATGATTAATACAGCATTTAATACAGAGCCGTGTTTATTGAGTCGGTATTCAGAGTCTGACCAGAAATTATTAATCTGGTGAAGTTTTTCCTCTGTCATTAAGTCATGGTCGATTTCAATTTCTATTGATGTTTTCCAGTCGTAATCAATGATGTATTTTTTGATGTTTGACAT